ATCTATTTCTGTGCCAAATATTTTATTAAATGTTTCACGACTATCCATATGCATATAATAAATATGTCCAATGCCTATATAACATAAAATAAATGTTATAATAAATGGCCATAATAATGATTTGAAAAATTCAATCCATCTTGATTCATCTGATTTTTTTTTACCCATTTAAATATATATATTATATATTATATTTGTTTATCTTGTAAAAATTAATCCAGCAACACCATTCGCAAATTCTAATATATTATATCTCTCCTCGATGACATTTAAATCATATGAATATTTATATATATCCCACGGTTGTTTATTCGTCCCAATAACTTCATTTGTAACCGGGTCACATATATTCAAAAATGTTGCGGACGGGTCGCGACAAGGCATAATGGTATTTATTTCAAATTCAACATTTTTAAATTTAATCATATTTAAAGCACCTGATGGTTGAAATTCCGAAGGTTTATTAATTAAATTAAAATTATAACAATACAACCCATCGGTAACTCCTCCATTGTTTCTAGCATATTTTTCAACATATTCATAAACCTCCCCTGGTAATTGATTTTCTCTATACTTACCGTTTAATTGTAAAGCCCAATCTATTAGAATACTTTTTTGATTTTCCGGGGAATAATAACCGCTAACATAGAAGTTTTCATTTCTATAATATGATTGGTATAATTCAAATAAATTATAGTTTCCAATATTTTGACTAGTATTTACTCCACTATCACTATTTAATAAATATACCTGTGTTTCGGTAGTAGATGATAATATTTCTTTAATAACATATTCATTTTGATTTAATTTAATTTTATCTCCTTCTAAAATTATATTTACTGGAAGAAGAATGGGTGTCGAATTTGTTTTTGCAATTATTAATATGTCATTATTTAATGAAATATTGTGTGAAGTATTAAATCCTAAATTAATTAAATTAATTGAGTCATTGTATGCATCATTATTTGAAATATCAATATAATTATGTAAATGTTTAACATTTGACGGAATATTTTTATATTCCCAGTTGGAATAATTAGACCATTCATTTCGGTCTTTTATATCACTGCGCTGTAAATACCACATCCAGTTAGAAACTAAACCAAGACTTTTAATATCTATTTTTCTGGAACCAAGTATATGATTATATATATTGTGATATACTTGTTTGACTAAATATTTTTGACTTTTTTTAGCAAATAATCTTGTTTCGTCATTAGATAGAAAACAGTATGTCGATAATAAATGAACATCGGCGTACCAATTTGTTCGTTGTTCTTTATAGTTATCATTTAAAAGTTTAACATCGGGGGGAGTTTGTAAAAATTTATAAAAATTATAATCGGGGTTAGAGAAATCCGGTTTAATATATTTTCCTAAATTATTAATATCTGTTACATTTTTAACAACAAATAATTCAGAAATAGGTCTTAATGTTACCTCTATAAAAAACTCAGAATATTGTAAACTAATTAAAGGAAAAGCCATTTTTGATGCTAATGTAAACCATATATTTAGCGGAATGTATAATTTTTTTGATCTAATAGATGGTTCAGCACCTAATTTATTATATAAATCGGTATTAGTAAATATAGAATTTGGATATGTATTTATATTACCGTTAGCGTTTGCTGGATTGTTTAGTTCTGGAATATTTCCGGTCATTTTATCATACATATTTTTTTTATTTTTGTCAAAATCTCTCTGGACCATATTATACATGTATTGTCCATCAAATTCTTGTATAACTTGTCCTCCAACAATAAATCTAACATTTTTAATTAATTGTGAACCTATATTTTCAATCCATTTAAATTCATATGGAGCAAATTTTATAAATTCATTATTTTCATTATATATTGGTTTTACTGGACTCCAAATATGTGGTAATGTAAAAGCCAAATATGTATCCATTAGTAATTCGGCATAACGAGATATTTTAAAAGTAAATACTGATTCTTCTGTTAATCTAAGAGAACGCTGACCATTAAAATCTAATCTAAATTTTTGTAAACCGAAATTAGTATATTTAGAATAAGTTGTTTTGAAATAAGTTTTTGATGGATTCCCATTCAAAATTACATTTTGATTTCCTACAGATATTAAATTTAATAATCCACCAGGCATATAGATATATATATTTATATAACAATATTTAATTATATTGAAATAATTAAAATATAATTAATTTATATAAATATTAATTATAATGAATATTAAAGATTTAATGAATAATAAATATAATAGTTTAAAAAAAAATATTAGCAGTTCAATAAATAACGCAAATAGCTTTTCTGAATTAGTAATTTATTTTATTTGCTTTATAATAATCGCACTGATATTAATATGGATATACAACATATACACATTAGATGAAAGAAATTGTAATTATATGAATCAGTTATATATAAATAACCCAGTAATATATAATATTAATCCAGATAATGAAATATTTTCATATCGATTATATGACTATTATATAAAAACAGCATATAATTGCTGTAGTGCTGGGAGTTATAAAAATGATTTTGTAAATTTATGTGCTTTAAAAAATTGTATAAAATATGGAGCGAGATGTTTAGATATGCAAATTTATTCTTTAAATGATAATCCTGTCGTAGCAACATCATTAGTTGATACATATACAACAAAAGAAACATATAATAGTTTACCTTTGTCAAGTGTATTATCTTTAATTTATGATTATGCTTTCAATCAATTATTTTGTCAAAATTGGAAAGACCCACTCATTATTCATTTTAGAATAATGAGTAATAATAAATCGATGTATGATAAAATGGCATATTTATTAAAAAGTAAGTTAAAGGAAAAAATATTGGGTTCTAAATATAGTTATGAAAATCACCATAAAAATATTGGTGCTGAAAGTTTAATTAATTTTATAAATAAAATTATAATAATTGTTGATAAATCAAATCCAGTATTTATGGACACAAAATTAAATGAATATGTTAATTTAACAAGCAACTCTCCATTTATGAGATTACTAAGATACACAAACGGTATTAAATATGCTTCTGACGATAAAGAAATAATAGATTATAACAAAACTAACTTCACAATGTGTCTTCCAGATTTAAATAATAATATGATAAATCCATCTTTTAATATAGCAAAAGATTTGGGATGTCAAATGGTGGGAATGGCATTTCAAAATAATGATGTTAATTTACAGTTTTATAATGATGCGTTTAGTGAATATAATTACTCGTTTATATTAAAACCGATTGAATTAAGACATATTCCAGTAGAAGTTTCTACAGAACTTATAGACCAGGCGAATTATTTACATAGTGAACATAAAAAAACAATGCATCACGACCACATTGGAACGCTTGAAACAATAATTTAAATTTCATACAAAATTATAATATTCGATAATTATATATTGTTAAATGGGAAAAGATATCTTTAATTCTAAAGAGTTAGATATTTTAAGAAAAGCAGTAGATAAAATAGAAACAATATCTGGGCGTAATTTAGTTAGGTCTGAATCTATTCAAAATATTATATCAATTGTTGAAAAATTTATAAGAGAAAAAAAATTAATATGTTATGGTGGAACCGCAATTAATAATATTTTACCGAAAGAAGACCAATTTTATAATTTAAATATCGAAATACCCGATTATGATTTTTTTTCCACAAATCCAATAAAAGACGCGAAACAATTAGCCGATATTTATTATAATGCTGGTTATACAGAAATAGAAGCTAAAGCTGGTCTACACGACGGAACATATAAAGTATTCGTTAATTTTATACCGGTTGCTGATATTACATATTTAAATCATGAACTGTTTTCATCTTTAAAAAATAATGCTATCAAAATTAATGGAATTTTATATACACCTCCTGATTTTTTAAGAATGTCAATGTATTTAGAATTATCACGACCATTGGGAGATATATCGCGTTGGGAAAAAGTACTAAAACGATTATTTTTATTGAATAAACATTATCCGTTAAATAATCCAAAATGTAAAAACCTTAATTTTATGAGAAATTTTCAAGGAAGTAAAAATGATTCAAAAAATTTATACAATATATTAAAATCTGGTCTTGTTAATCAGGGTGTTGTTTTCTTTGGAGCTTTCGCGTCATCTTTATATAATAAATATTATAAAACAGTAAATTTTAATAAAAAATCACCAGACTTTGATGTGTTATCTGAAGATCCAAAAACTACATCTATAATTATGAAAGAAAGATTAGAAGAAAATGGATTTAATAATATACATATTTACAAAAAACCAGGTATAGGTGATATAATTGCTTCACATTATGAATTAGTGTATAACGATGAATCACTTGTTTATATTTACAAACCGATGGCGTGTCATAGTTATAATATAATTAAAATTAATAATATGAACTTTAAAGTAGCATCAATCGATACAATAATGAGTTTTTATTTAGCATTTATATTCTCAAATCGCAAATACTATGATCATAATAGAATTTATTGTATAGCACAATTTTTATTTAATATTCAAAAAAAAAATAGATTTAATCAAAACGGATTATTAAAGAGATTTAATTTTAAATGTTATGGAAAACAAAAAACAATGGAAGATATAAGAAATTTTAAATCCCAAAAATATAATGAACTTAAAGAAAAAAAAAATATAAAAGAATATGAAAAGTATTTTCTTAAGTATACCCCAAATACTAGTGAAATAAAATGTAAAAAAAACACGCAGAAAAAACAAAAAAACAAAAAATCGGTTAAAAACAAAAAATCGGTTAAAAACAAAAAACGTTGAAAATAATGAAACAATACTCGTTAATAAGTGCTAATTTTTATTATTTTCATTTTGTTTTTCATAATAAGATATTTGTTTTGACAACATATTTATACTTTGTATTAAGTTGGGAACATTGTAATTTTGAGAAATATAAACACCGGTAATTATACCGGTAAAAAAATATGCATATTTTGACATTTTTTTTCTTTGTATATTATATACGCATTTATTCTAAGCGTATATAATATATTTCATCAATTTAAAATTTATTTACTCTTTTTTTTGTTAATTTTTTGCGTCTTGCTTTCTTTAGTTGTTTTTTTGTTATTTCAAATAGTGTTTTAGGTGTTTTTTTTGTTATGCGTTTTGTTGGTCTATATATATCACTCTTGTATTTATAACCTATCTCTTGTCGTTGATTCAGCCATTTTTCTTTGAACCAGCGCGCTAACCCATTATTTAATAGTTTTTTACCTTTATATGGTTGTTTATTTCCATATAATTTTTTAAATGTTTTTTTATATTGTTTTACAATCAACCCACTTCTATATGCGCTGTGTTTAGGATATTTCATATATATTTGTTTTTTTATATTATTATATAGTTCTATATTTGATGGCGTCATTATATATT